TCTTAGTCTTAAGAACAGTTAATGCCTTCGTTGCTGAAGGACTTAAGTCACTAATATTTATTTCTTTACCGTTTATCATATTCTTTGTTATTTAAAATCATTTTGAAACTTCTTATAGTACACATCCAAATATTTAGACATGTCCAATGTAGCGTTAGCTATTTTTAAAGCATACTCTTTAATCTCTTCAACATCCGTAGATCTTTTAATTAGGCCTTCATATACTCTAACTAAAGCAATTCTACTATTTGTGTCATGTATTAAACAAGCCATCGCCCTCTCTTGTGGTTCTTTGCCAAATAAATTCATTTTATTATAGTTATAAAATCATGGGTATATTGATTGGCAACTTACCGTTAATTACAACTGCACATCCTAGTACAGGCTTGCGAGTAGCTTCCCTACCATAGGCAAATGCATACTTAGTATGATCTATACCACACCCAACGCTCATACCAAAGATTAGATCTTTCTCTGAGGCTAAGTAACGTGTATTACATACTGTATGTAAGTGTCCTATTACAGTTGACTGACGATTCTCACGTGCAGCGTTAACTGAAGCCATCTCTCCTGACATACCTGTACCATGTTGATAAATTACTCCTTTAACTTTGTGTACAAAGTCCCATTCCCAAGTTGGTGGAGAATTAAACATTTCCTGATAGGACTTAAGCCAGTTCTTGGGTAATCCTGCTGTAAAGGCTTTACGAAATGGTAGCCTATCATGATTACCAATACATATCTTTACATTAGGAAAAGCCTTGTACCATTTAGCACACTCTTCTAGAGCTAGTTTATACTCATCTCCTGCACTTCTTCCATCTACATCTGATTCATGGTATGATACAGCATGGTTATCTACAAGATCCCCAATATGTATTACAGTGCCACAATCATACTTCTTTTGTACTTCTATACAGTGTTCTAAATACCCTTCTTTAGAGAATGGTAAGTGTGTATCACCAATTATCAGTACATTATCTGGATTAAAAGTGGTCTTATGAAAATCTAATGGTCTAGCTATAAGTACTAAATCATTACATAAAACCTCGTTAGATATCTCATACTTACTTCTCTTGAGTTCACCCTTAAGCCTTGACTTAGCAAACTCAATAGTATATTGAAAGTCAAATATCCTATTAATCTCAATTGATGACTTTTTAAGATATCCGGGTCTATCTTTCAACCAGTTATAGACTTGTTGTTGTCTCTTATTCAACTTCTCTTTACTCATTTATACTCTTAAAGTAGTGATTTGAAGGCATACCTTCATTTTTCTCATTGATCATACATCCCTGTATACCAAAGATAATAGCTGAGAGATGATCCTCTGACCTATTCCCATCCATATAAGCAGCTAAATGCCTGTCTATAGACTCAAGATACTGATCCGTAGGCATCCCCTTCTCCCAATTACTATCTCCATATTTTCTCGCTCCTGTGGTCATATGGTAACCAAACCTTTGTCTTGTATAACCTTTAAGGTTATGAATAAAAGGCTTATTATAGTTAGAGTCTCTCTGAGCACCCGATTCAAACACTCTATTCTTAATACTAGAAAGTCTTTCTTTCTGTTCTTCCATCTCCGTCTCTTTATTATGTCCAACACAGGGAGAAATCTTTCGACTCTCCCTGTTATTGAGCATTTTAAACTCATCCTCTGGATTCATATAAATTATTATATAGAACAAGCCCCACCTGCACATGCAGCTTCTTGACTATGTTCCGTATTATCATCTTGTTCAACTACCTTGGTTAAGTCTATATCCTTTAGTAATTTGTATAAATTTTCATATTCTTCCTTTGTACAGTCAGTAAAAGGTGCTTGGACATAACTGCCAGAATCATAAGGTAGTACTGATAATCCATTGAATGTGTCCTTGTTCTCCCACATCCATTCTCCTACCCTACCCCACTCACTATGACGTGAAGGAGTATCAGGTAGTATTGATACAGTAGCAGACACATTGTTTGTATTATCACCTTTACGATGTCCCTTCTTAACCCAGTCTAGATTGAATCTTTTAACCCTCTCTAACAATTCCAATGCACTTTCAGTTCTCATTACAGAGCCTTCAGGTGCAGATTGAGGTATGGATAATACTGCAGTGTTATATTGTAGTTTATCATCCTCAATCAAATCAGGTATTTCTTTGACTAAATAAGTGTATAATGGATCATTCTTCATGAGCCTTAAACGTCTTATATAGTAATCATTATGCCATGCGTGTATTCCGCTTGATGTACCAAGTACACAGCTTGTTGTGCCGGACGGCTTAATTGTTGTAGTACGAGCAGCTTTATTAATACCAATAATTTCAGCTAGCTCTTCGTTCATCTTCTTCACTACATTAGAAGCTTCTGTAAGATCACATTTGAGTACTGCCTTAGATGCAATACCAGTCATTCCGACACCTATTAATGCATCTTTCTCAGTAGTCTTCTTCCATACAGGACGAAGATAGTGAAAATCTGTAAATCCTGCCTGCAACGTTCCAAAGAATGCTGCAATGCTTACCCTCGTGTTCAAATCTTCCTGAGATACAACGTCTGAGACATTGACCTCGCAAAGATTACAGAATTGATAAGGACGTAGGGCAATCTCACAACAAGGATTAGTTCCCCAATCAGAGTTGTTTGTAAAGTATAATCCTGGCTCCCCAGAATTACTCAGTTCGATCTTCTCCCAAATCTCATCGAATTCTTCTTTCTTAATACGTGATCGTACAATAACTGCGCTGTTATTCGCACGTCCACGTTGTTCATTCAATTCCCACCAGTTACCATATTTACACTTGAGCATTTCTTCATCATCGAAGGAGAATAATGCAATCATTGCCGATCTTCTTATGCCTCCGCTAAGGACGGCATTCGCTGTGTAACATAGTATATCATGACACTCAATGGGACTCAATTTGTCTCCATTACTCTTTCTCTCTAATAGCGCTTCTATATGTGCTAAACAAAGCTTTAATGGCTCTGGTCCCGGTGCTTTACCTCCAGCAGTCTTAAGACGTGCTCCTTTAGGACGAATGTCTGAGAAGTCAAATCTAGGCTTGTATTGAGTAATTCCATAATAAGATTTCATAAGTTGCTTTACAGCATCTGCCCATCCTATTAATGAATCCTGAACTACAAACTTCTCTGCTTTAGTAGGCTTAGTAATCTGTGGTAGTTTCTCTACATGGTGAAATTGTACCGAGTAACCTACTCCAGTACCACCTAATAAGAGAAACATTGTTTCTGAGAATGACCTATAATCGTCTATCGGTAGATAGGCGCAGTTATAGATACGAGATTCGTTCTTTGTAATAGCTGGACCTGCAAACTGCATTGCTCTCATTGAAGGTAGTACTTTCTTATCTCGTACAAATTTCATATTGGCTACTATATCCTTAGTTAACTTAGGATATTTAGCAGTCATCATGTCTTCATACCTATTACAAATCTCATCCCAAGTCTCACGTCTGTTTAATTCAGGTAAATACTTTGCATATTTATTGAATACCGTTATCTGGGATAAAATCTCTTTGTCTCTTGTCATGTTCTGTTCGTTGTGCTAATAAATGTTCTATATTCATGTATGTTTCAATGTCAAGATCAGGTATAGGAAATACCTCATCTATAAGTTCTGGCTCAACACCTAGAACTTCTGCTATCTGTTTTCTCTTAAAGTCCTGAGGATAAATTATGTTATACTCAGTTACTTCATGATTATCCTTAACAGTCTTTTTGCCAAAACAGCGGCATAGTTTCTCTTTGTAATCATCTGTAAATTTGCTATACTTGCCTTTAAGGAATGTATCAAAATTAGCTTTGAACTTATGAGCAACCCTAAATCTCACTAAGACTTCATCCTCATTAGATGTTGTCTCGATATGATACGGGTTCCTGTGTATATTGGTAATCCACATTATAAATTCAGGATCTTCGTTATCAACCCTATTGAAGACTGCAATAATATTATAGTCTTTGGTAATATAAGCATTCACAAATGCTGATGGTAAGCTCAAATAATTTATATCGACCATCGGCAATATAAATAGGGCACATTTATTCAATCTCTGCCCCAGTAAGTTCTGTCGTCTCGTCACTCTTCACCTTATTAAGTTTTACATCTTGTAGTACTGCATCATCAATTATTTTTAACGACTTATAATTCTTGTAAAACTCCTCTATCCCTACGTATTCTCCAAAATAGGTAACATATGCGCCTAAGACCTCTGTTCTATAATAGTCTGCTAGTACTATATCATAGCAGTAGTTCTGGCTAATCTTATCAAAATAAGCAGTTCCTTTACCCGGTACACCCTTTATTCCATCTACTGTATCTCCTGTGATCATTGATCTCCAGAAGTACTCAACCTCCTCTTCAGGTAAGGTAAACTTGAACTCACCTTTCTTAGGATTATAATGCATACCTTCCAGATTCAGGATATCCTTATCCGGCGATACTATTATACACTTATACTGTGGATTACTCTTTCTAAACGAGAGAACCAAATCATCAGCTTCATACCTCTTATCATAATATCCATTATGATTGATTAGTATATGCTCCTTTATCTCACTCAAGTATTTCGGTTGATCCGTATACTTCCTGTTAGACTTGTAAGATGGATTAACATCGTACCTAAAACACTTACCGACTGTAAGAAATGTTGCATACATATCAGCTTTGGTGGCTAAACATATATGCTGTATGAACTCGTCTGCTAATCTTTTACAATCAGCTAGCGTCTTTATAGGCTCATCCTTCTTATTATGACAAACATAATATGGTATAAAATCAGCATCTATAATTGCTACAG